AGTGTTGGCAAATACATGAGCAAACACCCTGAGACTCATTTCAAAAGAGCCACAATGCAAGGCGGCTTCCTGCCTTATTCTCTCTATGGCCCCAAGCAACCACACCTTGATTTCGAGGGAAAAAACGGGATGCCGACGTTCAACCTGAATGGGGACCGGCCTGCTGGCGTCTCGTTCCTTTCAGGCAATATTGGCGAGCGACGAATGGTTGGCAAGAACATTTGTCACACGGTTCTATTCAACAAAGAAGCCTGGGAAAAGGGAGACAATCAAGTTATCGTTAAAAATGTTGCTGCACACAATCTCTTTGAGAAGGCGGCATTGATGTATTTGGAACGACATGATTCCAAAAAGTTTCACGACCCTACTGCCGCTGCTTGCCATCTGCATCCTGAGATCGGGAAATGGATTCGTGGCAATGCCGTGAAAGAAGAAAGTGGTTGGACCACGAAGTCTAATCCCGAAGGGGATTATATCCTGGCTGATATTGATTACGATTTACTTTGGTCGCACTTATTGGATAGAAGATGACACGCAAAATCACCGCACCTTGGGAAGTAAGCATAGACGCACCGCCTAAAACTTTGGATGGAGCAATTGTGTTTTTGAACAATTGGCTCTCACAGGAAACGGGCAAAGAAGACGAAAACACTGAACGGCCTATGATTGAAGTTGTATCAAATATGATACAAGAAAGCCCAAATAAATGGTGGGTAATGCACCACTTTACTTGGGGCATGGCAATGAGAAACTTGCTTCGTGAAAACGGATTCACCGAGCAAGAACTAGGCATCGACAATCTTGATAATTACTACATTTCGCTTATCGAGCAGGCTTGTCTAGGTAAAGGAAAAAACTACCATCAAATGCCTAATCCCGACGCCGATAATACAACAAAATGATCCTTCTGATTCGTGCCGCTTCGATTTTCCCCAACGATCCATCGTCGTGAAAAATCTCCTTGATGAATTTCCATATTCGGTTCATACAGCCTCCTATGCCAAAGGAACCGAATGTATTTATCCTTTCTGGCGAGACTTCACTTTTGCCATGAGTTCATTTGGATGAATTAGCCCCAACAATTTGTCCTTTTCGATAACAAACTCATTCCAACTGATGCTTCTGTTGAAATTATGGATTTGAGTTGCAGTGATGTCACACTCGATCACGCCACACCCCCAATCAATATTCACCACATATGCGGGCAGGTTCCATGAATTACGGAACTTCACAAAGGACTTCCAAACATCACCAGTCCATGCGACAGTGGTTTGAAAATATGTTTGGTGTTCTTCCAGAAAAGGGTTGCAATCATGCACGACAATAGTGCCACCCTCATTGATGCACTTCAAAGAATTAAGGATGTCTTTATCGACTTGATCTGACTGATGTAGCCCATCAATAAAGATCAAATCGAACTTTTGCGTATTGATGGCAAAGAACCGATCTGAAGTCATGTGATGTGTGGCCTCGACATTAGCCGGGTCTACACAGACTTTATGTGGACATTCAATGTAATTGAAAGTATCAAATACACCTACGCCAATTTCCAAGTAGGTTTTATAACCAAGCTCTTGGATCAGATGTGAAATCAATTCCAAACGAGTTGTAAGCATATAGTCCTTAGAATTTTACTTGGGCAGAACATGGCGGCGTAATTTGCTTGAGCATTGACACCGGAATGTACGCCATGAGTTTATCTTGATTTGATCGTGGATCAGGTCGAACTCTCAGTATTGCGCCACCCATGCGGAAGTTGCCACGTTGGTCAAATCCTTCGTCTTTTGTTGTTGCTGCTGCATACGACGAGGGTCACGGCTAAAGGCTCCACCTACGGAGCCTCGCCAGCGAGCTTCATTAGTTGATAACCATTCTAAAAAGTTCATGGGTTATTTATCTCCCGATGTACATATTCTTTGAAAGTGAATATAATGAAATATGATCGACAGGGAACCAGAAGAAATTCGACTCAAAACCTATAACGACCCGCTCGTTCCAAACAGGGAGCTTCTCATGGGGTACAAAGGGAAATCCTATATGGACATCGGATATTTCTACGCACCATATATTCCTATCACACAAACGACAATTGTCCTTGATCCAAGCGTATTCCAGCCGACTAATGCAATCTTGACCCATTATGGAAATAAACTAATTGATGATTTTTTTGCCGAATATGGGATTGTAAAGTCAACAAAAACTCACAGAAGCATCGCCGATCCTTGGGAAGTTTCTCAATTCGACGGATAGGATTCTGCTTGTATTTGGCTGTCCACCAAGTAAGATAGAACTTGGCAGTACAAGATCAGCGTGCCGTCCAATTGCATTTATGCTGGTCAAACCCTCACGGAGTCAACTATGACCACAACGCAAGAGGGCATGGACGCCACCACAACAGAAGAACCGGAAAAAATTGTCGCCCCTGTCATTGCCGACACGGACGAACAAACGGTCGGGACGTGGGTTGTATCAGTTGAAGAAGTAGTACCCAATTGCGGGAAGGATAAAGGACGGCATTGAAAGCCGTCCTTTTTTCATGCGCCGAGCGTACATACTTCATGGATTTCAAACATTGGCTATCATTGAACGAAGGCGGCTGGATCAGCAAAGGGAAGGCTCAAGACTCTTTGTTTAAGCCCGGCCCAAAAGACATGACTCCAAAACCACACGATCTAAAATTGTGTGGCATGGGTGGTGGCCCCGGCCCAGGTGGAGCTTGTAAAGGAGCAGGTGGCGGCGCAGGTGCGACAGCAGTTCCCGTCAAGTAAGTGGCTTCATCCACGTTGCAGGATCAGGTGTCGAATAACTGACATCAGAATATCTGACGGCAACATTTAGCTCGTAATCTAATGAGCTAGTGTATCCTGGACATCCAAAGTCCAGAGAAGTGATAAAAGAATCTTCCAAATACCACACTTCTAAAACTTCAACATTTCCACCATGCAGTCGCAAAACAACTGTAGCTCGTTCTGATTGCCAGCCACGGTTTTCTGTTGTGTCTAAAGCACGATATTGCTCAGACACCCATCGCATAAACAACGCACCACCTTCGTCATTTTCTACGTCGTCATAGGTGATCTTTGTTTCATTCCAAGATGCTTTTCCGGGCATCCACACGACACCTTTTGTGCCGCATGTATGCACGGCTGTTTCTTCTATTGTCATTTGTGGACGTGTATCAATTTTCACAAAAGCAGGCGGGGCGATAAGCTGCCATGTCTTGTCGTCTCTCCATTCAGCAGACCAAGTAAATTTGTGACCCATGTATTTTATCCTTGGGTCTATTATAGACATCTTTGAATATTCAAAAAAGCCTTAGCAGAGCATAAATACATTTGATGGAGAAAAATCATCAATCAACAAGGAGGAAGATATGAGCAACAACAACTCTGTCGCTGTTATCGTCGTGGGCCTGTTAGGGTTCGTAGCGATTGCCATCACTGGAAAGTGGCTTCTCGACAATAAAAATGATGAATGCGATCATCATGAAAATCACCGAGATCGGATCGAAATAATCGCTCCGAGAGAGCAGCGACCACAGCCAGCACCACAAGTCATTGTGACGCCACCAGCACCACAAGTCATTGTGACACCACCAGCACAACAGATCATCATTGGTCGCCCATACCCACAAGCATACCCACAAGCATACCCACAAGCCTACCCACAAGCCTACCCACAAGCCTACCCACAATATCACAACAGAAACGAATTCTGGATGGGGTATTCTGATGGATGGAATGGAATGGTGATGCGTCAGAACTGTCCTGAGTATGTTCAGGGCTACCAGATTGGCTTGCATGATCGCAACTGCAATCGCCCGTACTATCACGAACAACATTGCCCGCCAGGATTCTCTTTGAGAGTCCCCGGCTTTAGCTTGAATATCAGATAAGCAAAAAACACCCCATGAGAAATCATGGGGTGTTTTTTTCACTCGTACTTCTCAATCAAGAACGAAGGCAACTTGGGAGCGATAATTGAAAGCAATTCAAAAGCTCCCTTGTTGGTAAACACAATTTCGTATCTGCCTCGGCATTGATGCACATCACAGAAACAGTCTAGGGAATTAAAGTATTCCGCTATGATCTTGGTGCCTTCTTCTCCGAATTTGTGAGTTCGCAGATAGGCTTTTCTTTTACTTTTCCGACCGGCATCAACGAACCAAACCATCCAGGCTTCGTCGGTCAAAATCTCCAGCATTTCACGAGTGACTGTTTTGGACCCGTCTTTGTAGTACATTTCATACGCTTCATTGAAGATTGGGAACGCCACACTGTAACACCTGTAGGTGTTCTTGTCCTTTTTGATGGTATTCTGGTCGATCTTGAAAAAGTCTTTTAAGACCTCGATCTTATAGGACAACCACATATTGTCGTGGTCACGCATGGCGAGGTAGCAGTTCTTGCCACGCTCAGGGTGTATGATCGAGGAACCTCCAAGGATGGTCCCATACAACACTTGTCGCTGGCTGTCTTTTAATGTTGGTCCGCACTGATAAGTCATAATCGTCTCCTTGTATACCCTATATACGTTTCGCAATATTTTTTCCGAAGATATGTATACGAAATCGGAATAAAAATATGGCCTGCATAGCTATTGTGAACAAAAAGTTCACTCGTATTAAAGGAGATAAAATACTATGGGAGCAACAAGCGTAACAGGCGTTAGCGGTCCAGGAAGTGTAGCTGGCAATCAGAAGGGTTCGGAGCATATGTCTCTTGGCGTAGCCAAGTTGATTGGCCCGAAGGTTTCTGCTGCTGGTAATATTACTTTGACCGGCACAACTGGCGTCGTAGAATTTCCAGAATTAGTTGGCGTTGTTGGTGATTATGTCGTCATGCTGTCTGCCAACACAAGCGCACACGTTTATGTTTCGACTGCTATGGCAGCGATTTCAAGCACCGATCAGTGGGGCTTCACCATCACTGGTGGTTCCGGCGCAGTAGTCAATTGGGCCGTCGTTAAAGTCGGTAGCTAATTGACAAAAAACGAAAGAATTGAATGAAGCAAATCGAGATGCCCGGCAGCATTTCTTTTTGGAAAAAAGGCAAAACTCATCCTTATTAGCCTTTCTAATTAAGCAGAAGCAGGTCTGGTGTCGATACACCAGACCTGTTTTTGTTTCTACAGAGATTATTCTTCATCTCGTGGACGATAGAACTTAATGTTTTTGTCTGCCCATTCGATTGCCATGTGCGATGCTCTTGCTAAGAGTCCCACAAGCTGTGTCGGATTGCCGCTTCCTTCAATGGCGATATTGTCTCGCTCATTGTTCTCAATCCAAACCAGAGCAAACGTCAAGTTGTTTCTCTGCTTCAATTCCATTGCCATCTGACGGATGGTCACAAGAGAAAGATCAGGCAGTCCCAATTCTTTATGTGTGGCCCGCATAGAATCACCACCAGCTTCTAAGATGGTGTTCAACTTCTTTGTCAATACTTTCATTGCCATCAACCGATCATCTGCTTCAATGATGAGTTGGTATGAGAAGTCATCTGAATTGTCCTGATTGGCCAATACCAAGAGACTGCAAGGGTGTTGTTCTTTAATATCCGAAACTTGGTTTGATATGTTCACCAAACTTGTTTCTTCTGTTAACTTAAAATGTATCCAGGTTGCTTCAGCACTGGTGTCGATCAGTGTAAAACCATCGAACTTTTTCAGTGCCTCAATCAATAATTCAAATTCCTTTTCCATATGGTTAATCCTCCAAGATTCCAGCGTGATCGAGAGATTGCACGAGTTTGATTAAGTGCTTGCACATTCCCGGCATTTCGAGCGGATTCGCCGAGCCAGGATTCACATTTGCTTCGTACTTCTTTCTGACTCTCCCATACAACGATGTATCTATGTGATCTGTGTAGTTGAAACGCCATTTGAAATCGTTACAATCACACCGAACCAACACATCGTTGTCGTTACTGAGTCTTTCAAATACATAGTGACGACCATCATTCGCTACAATCTCGATCCAATTCTGGTTGTCTTTGGCATCGTGATAATTCACGCTTTTGAACAACACCATTGGGGAATATTCTTTTCCGCTTTCTTCGCTATGCGCAATGCCCTTTATGAATAGGGTTTTGACTCCCAAGAAAGGCGTCCAATTCAACTCGATGATCCGAACTAAATCGGTGGCATGTTGTCTTTTGGTCGTCCGGGGGAAGGCTTGAATTGTACTTGTATAGAGGTCTTGAAGGTTAGATTCCTGCAAAACTAGCCAATTGTTGAAACGCATATAATATTTACGCAGCCGAACTCTATTATTGTCATGAGCGAAGAAATACTCCAATTCCCGACGCCTCCAGAGGGAAAAACACGATTTGAAGTTAAGATGCGGCCAGCTAAGGGCGGTGGTATTGAAAAAGCCATCTTCATTGGCGGTGAGCTTCTGGATTGGCAAATTGACATGAACTCATATATGGACGCCATGCAAATGGGACCAATGTACCGCAGAGAGATTCAGCGAAACATTGAAGAACATTTCATCGAAGCGGTATCCGACACCTTGGGCCGAAAGGTTACAATGGAAGAGATCAAGGTGGCGATCAAAGATGGATGGATTTAAGAGGTAGACTATGTACGAAATGCTAGGGGTCTTGTTTCTCAACCATTGGTTAGGGGATTTCGTTTTCCAAACGAGGATGTTATTCAATGTTTAGACCGGACCAAGTACATGATGTCATGAAAAGGCTCACCATAGGCGATGGTGAGCCTATTATCGTTGATTTTGAAAAGAGTTTTGGCACCCACTTGGTTGACGCCAAAACCGGACAGCCTTTTCTTGATTGCTCCTCGCAATTCGCAAGTATGCCCCTGGGATGGAACCATCCCAAACTAAAAGAAAAAATGGAAAGCATCAATCTGTATGCTGTCCACAAAATTGCAAATTCGGACTACTACAGCGTTCCATTAGCTGAGTTCGTCCATACGTTTGCAGGCATTGCACCAGACTTCAATCATTTCTTCTTTGTCGAAGGCGGCGCACTGGGTGTAGAAAATGCCCTGAAAGCAGCATTCGATTGGAAGATGAAGAAACTCGGCCTTAGCGAAGCCGACGCTAATTCGCTAGATGTCGTACACCTGGAACAAGCATTCCACGGTCGTAGCGGATATACACTATCTCTAACCAATACAGTCCCTAACAAGACTGCCTTGTTTCCCAAATTCAATTGGAGCAGAATAAAGAATCCAAAGATACACTTCCCGTTGGTGGAAAGCGAAACCACGGTGGTCGAAGAACTCTCGCTGCAACAAGCAGAAAGCGTTCTCAAGACAAACCGTGTGGCCGCAATTATTCTGGAAACAATTCAAGGCGAGGGGGGTGATAACCACTTTTCTTCCGAATACTTTGCGGCCCTGCGTAAAATGGCCTTTGAGTATGAAGCTATGCTAATACTTGATGAAGTTCAAACCGGCGTAGGTTTGACCGGGACAACATGGGCCTACGAACATCATGCCGGGCTGCGGCCAGATATGATAGCGTTCGGGAAGAAAACGCAGGTCTGTGGTTTCGCTTCTACCACCCGCATTGATGAAGTTCCCGATAATGTATTCAAGCAGTCCAGTCGTATCAACTCGACATGGGGCGGCAACATTGTTGACATGATCCGATTCACGCATATCGCTCAGATCATGAAAGAAGACGACATTCTGAATCATGTCGCCATAGTAGGCGACTACTTCCTAAAGCAGCTTCATGCGGTTCCACGCATCACTAATGTTCGTGGCAAAGGATTGATGCTGGCATTCGACTTAGAGACGCCTGAAGCACGAAATGCGGTCTTAGATAGCCTACTAAAAAGAATGACCGTCCTGCCTTGCGGAGAACGGTCAATTCGATTAAGACCACATTTGATATTCTCAATGGCCGACGTAGACGAGGCCATCGACATCATTAAGCACGCCGTTTGAGATACTCGAAGAACAATGGCATTCCACGGCGAACTCTATTCTCGTAGTTTGCACCACCATGAACTGCATTCATCCATTCTTCATCTGAAGGTGGAGTGTAAGTTGGTTCTGGTAATCCCAATTTCTTGAGATCAACTCCCTGTGCCTTCAGTTGAGATAACAAGGTGTTCTTATCGACTCCCTGATTTTCAGCTTTTTGCATAATAATTGGCACTTCACGCTGAATATCTGCTTCGCTTTCTTGAGACATGCCTTTTAAGTCGTTGATATATGACTGCAACATATCAGTCTTTTTAGGTTGTTCAGCAGCCGGTTGAGCAGGAGCAGCTTGTTGAGCTTGTTGAGCAGGTGCAGCTTCAGGTGCAGCTTCTTCTGGAGCAGCCGGAGCCTGTGATGCTTGATTCAAGCCTGCTTGAACTTGCTTCAATACAGCAGCAAAATCTTCTGCTGGCTGACTGCCTCCCATTCCCTTTTCAAGTTCGCCCAAGGCGTGCATTGCTTGCTGAATAGCGTCGTTGTCACGACCCTGATCTTTCTGGGCTTGATATTCGTCGCCAGCCTTGCCCCATTGATTCCAGGCACCCTTAGCATTAGCCCACTGACGACCGAACCAGTCTTTTGCCCCATCAAACATACCTTCATTGAGGTATTGTCCTTCTTCGATATACCAATCAACAAACTTGACAGGATCAATGTTATGCTGCTGAAGAGTTCGCAGACCAGTCTTGATCTCATTATGGAGTCTAATCTTGCGAGTGAAATTGCCGAAGCCAGTTGACTCAAAAGACGGCGTATAAGCACTAGAACTTGCTGGTGATGATGGTGCAGCGGCTTGCACAATCTTAGACGGGTTCTTGAGCATATTCAGCAAATTAACAACTGCCGATTGGAAAGACGGCCCGCCAAGTTTTTCCATCAACGACTTGGACTTAGACATTCGCTTAGAAAGTGCATCAACTGCGGTCGCTGCATTCTTGGCGTGTTGTGCATATGCAGGTTCGGGAGCTTGAGGCTGTGCTTGTGGAGCAGCGACTCCAGCACCAGGATTACCAGAACCACCTGGGGCGGGAGAACCACCTGGGGCGGGAGAACCACCTGGGGCGGGAGAACCACCTGGGGCGGGAGAACCACCTGGGGCGGGAGAACCTGGAGCAGGGTTATTGCCCCAACCTGTTACAGCCTTGAATGCCCCACCAACTCTATTGGCGGCGGCAGTTGCGTTATCAACTGCGGCACCACCGAGTCCTTTAGCTGTTTCTAAGCCAGCGCCAGCAGCACCACCAATTCCTGTTGCAAGTGCATTGGAGGCTTTGCCTAAACCCTTTTGACCAGCATAATCTCTAAACCAGTTGGCGATTTTAGCTTCTAGCCATTCTTCGGATGCTTCTGTAAGCAAGCCCTGGTCTTGCATACCGATTCCATCGGTTGTGTACCACTCGACAAAATCATTAGGGTCAACTCCACGCTGGGACATCAGAATGAATGATTCTTTAACCATTCTGAGGTTGGTGGTGACTTGTAGGCTTTCAGTAAATGTTCTCATTTAGTTCCTCATGCTATTATGGCAACTGGTATTCGTATTCTTTCAGTTTTAACTTCACAAAGGGAAGTAAAGGCAACGCAGCCGACTCCGTATATACCGATTCAAGAGCATTATTTAGCTCTGCGTCCCAAGTTTTGAGGTCCGAGATAGGACGATAATAAGACACATTAGAAAGCAATGTGTGCCTGTGAGAACGGATGCCGACACAAATTCCAATTACTTGGTAATTGTCCTCCAAAAACAATGGACCGCCTGAATCACCCATAAAGGCAAAGCAATTGGCTCGAATCAAGCCCTGAAACCCTTTAGGGAGAAGAGTTTTAGGCTGTGTGACTTGCCCATAGTCGATTCTAACATCGTCCAATAAGGCATATCCGCAATGGAATACCTTAGTGTTTATGTAAAGTTTTGATTCAAAACATAGTTTTGCCACTGGCATTTTCTGGTCACTTACGAAGTAACCAACAGCCAAATCTCTGGCTGAGTCTATCGCATAGCTCACCATGCGATGCTTTTTGTAGTCTTTGATTTCAGACCAATTCTGGTATTCAGCCACATGGACTTCAAGAACATCTTCATCTTCAACAACATGGGCTGCTACAACGACAGTATTGTGCCACTTATCACCGACTTGGGTTGATCTTACAACGACGCCGCTACCGCCAGACTCGTCTCCATCTGTGATTTTCACAGTTGGGTAAATACACTGTTTGTGCAGTTTTTTATCAACTGCATTGGTTCCCTGTCTCTTCCTTGGAGTTTTGTCTCTTTCTTCACTAAATACAAGAGTGGAAAAAGTACAAAGGGTTAGCACGATGCTGAACAATATTTTGTGCATATATTCCTTGTTATAGGAGGATAATCAAATGGATAGGAATTTCCTTTATGGAATAGCTACATTCTTAGCTATATCGCTATGCGGCGTTTATGTTCAAAAGAACAACCCCAATTTCTTTTCTGAAATCGTGGGCGACAAACCAACAGTGGAGCCTTGGCAAGAAGAAGCTGGCCCTTTGAAGGACGACTCTGCTCAAATTGTCCCTCCACCTATTGATGTGGAGCCAAAAGAAGAACCACAGGTGGAACCTAGTATACCCGAAGAACTAGAGCCAGAAACGGAACCAGAACAAAGGCAGCTAAAAAGACGGCTTAGAGATCGTCGAAATCAAAACCAAGATGATAGCTGCAATCCGTGAAGAGTTTGGTGATATTCGCAGTTGCGAATTAACTCTCTCGCACACTAGAATATTGTAGGTTCACTATTCCAGATCGTGCGAGGGATTTTTCATGTCGATGTTAGAAGAAGCCAAAAAACAACTTGATGCTGCCTATAAATTTGCTGAAATTGATGATGAAAGCTGGCAGCGACTTCAGTATCCACAAAAGACCCTGAATGTCACAATTCCAATGCGACATGATGACGGGACTCTCAAAATGTATCAGGCATTTAGATGCCAATACGACACAACTCTTGGCCCGGCAAAGGGCGGCATTCGTTACCATCCATCTGTAGACGCTGACCACTGCGAGGCTCTTGCCTTGTGGATGACGTTCAAATGTGCCTGCTTAAAATTGCCATATGGTGGTGCCAAAGGCGGGATTTGCGTTGATGCGACAAAACTATCGCACCGTGAATTAGAACGACTCAGCAAGGCGTATATTGCATCCATGATCGACTTTATCGGTCCCGATGTCGATGTGCCTGCGCCTGACTTGTATACCGACGAACGAATCATGGGTTGGATGTACTCCGAATACAAAAGAATCAAAGGTGGACATCCAAAGGATATTGTCACTGGAAAACCAGTTGCCCTGGGCGGCATTGAAGGAAGAAGTTCTGCCACCGGCTACGGTGGATATTACGTTCTGGAGAACATCCTCAACAACAGCATCAGTAAAGTGAATATCCCTTCCAACCCAGAAGACATCCGAATTGCCATCCAAGGATTTGGCAAGGTAGGATATTGGCTGGCTGAGAAATGCTTTCGTTCTGGATTGAAGGTGGTAGCCCTGACCAATGAGTTTGGTGGTTCATATAATGAACACGGACTCAACGTATCAGCGTGCCGCAAGTCTCTCGATGAGAGTGGCGGCAAAGAATGGGGTGACGGCGATAAGATCACCAATGAAGAATTGTGGTCGCTCGATATTGACGTATTGGCTCCATCCGCTGTTGAGAACGTCATCACCATCAACAATGCAGACAAAATCAAAGCAAAGGTGATCTTGGAAATGGCCAACGGTCCCACTACAAATGAGGCTGATGCGATTCTCAATGATCGTGGAGTATTAGTTATCCCCGATATTTTGGCTAACGCTGGTGGTGTGGTGGTCAGTTATTTTGAATGGTTGCAAAATCGCACAGCAATCAATCGCACATTACCAGAAGTAGATCATGATTTACGAGAAAAAATGATATATGCAACTGAAAAAGTCATGGCATTACACATGAAACATGATATTTCTGCTCGAACAGCGGCATATGTCTTGGCTTTGAAACGAATCAATGATGCGAATATTTGTTTAGGAAGCAGAGGTTACTTCCAAAAATAGCGGACCTGAAATTTGCTCGTCACACACTATAATAGAATATGAACAAAATATCTGGCATATATGCTATCAAAAACAAAACTAACAACAAACTGTATATTGGTTCTTCCGTGAGTCCCACTCAACGCTGGCAAAAAGAGCATTTGCCTGCGTTAAATAAAAACAAACATTACAATCGTCACCTTCAACATTCTTGGAACAAATACGGGGAGAATAACTTTGAGTTTCTTATCCTTGAAGAGTGCAACGAAAACCTTTTGGTCGAACGAGAAGGATATTGGATCGAACATCATAAATCCTGGAACCGTGACCACGGATATAATTTGAACCGATATGTCGATGACCGCATAATCATGTCCGAAGAAACTCGCCAGTTGATGAGTGAAGCCACGAAGCAATCGTGGCAAGACCCAAAAATTCGTACAATCAGATGTGAAGCAATGAAAGAATGTATTACTCCAGAAAAAAGAAAAGCATTAGCAGAAGCTCGTCGTAAAGATTATCTGAATGAAGATTATCGCATAGAACGATCTAAAACGATGACTCAAACTTGGAAAAAACAAAAAGACGAATTAAAAAATAAAATGAAATCTGCTTGGTCTAACGAGGAGACTCGCAGAAGACACAAAGAAGCATGTACCGAGGAAGTTCGTCGCAAAATGGGTGCAGCATCAAGAAATTGGCATGAACAACAACCAAAAAGGCCGATATTACAATTGACTCCAAAGGGAGAATTCGTAAAAGAATGGGTATCGCCGATGCCTGCGATTAAAGAATATGGCAACCACGTTAGTAGCGTATTGAACGGAAAACGACCATTTTGTGGCGGTTACATTTGGAGATACAAATGAAAACAATCAGCGTCGAACGTGGTCCCGGTAGTGTTGTTTGGGAATTAACCAATATCTCTATCGGGATCACGAAAGAAGAATCAGAAGAAATGCGGGCCGCACTCGCAATAATAAAAAAATATGAGAAAGCGGCTCTCCAGGCAGTTCGAGCGAAGCACAAATACAATCCCGCCAAGGATGCAGATTGGTGTGAAATTGCCTATTCCGTCAAAAATGACAAAGTAATAGTTAGCATTCGACACGGAATGGCTGGTTAAAACTTTGCAGTCAATTGAGGCAAAGTAAAATTCAGAACCCGCATACCCGATGCGGGAAATATCTGAACACAAACCAGACGTGATGCTGGATTAAAGCTCACTATTTTCCAGTTCTGGTTGGTCAGCAATAGCCTCCTTGGGAGGCGATCTTCGTAGTACACCCACGTCCCATCATTCAAATGAGGGTTTATCTCCGTTTGAGCCAGTTGGCTCACGTCTATAATTTCACCAGATGACACTACAATTACCTTTGATGTGTCAATGTGACTGTCCAACATGGCCAAAAGGGTCGCTTTTGACAATCTTTGGTCGGGAAGACAGGCTTGCAAATATGGATTCATGAATTTTACCCTCTATTAAGAACAACTTATTTATGCGGGAGTAGATAAAGTATGGACGTGCGGCAAGAAGATTGTTATCTTTGGATGGACGAGTCAATCCCCGAAGACGAACGAACGATGAACGTGTTGTGTCAACAGTGTCATCCGAAATACCCCGGTCTAGGATGGTTTTGGGAAGGATCAAGGCTCGGTTACGGGCCTTTTGAATTTGTCTGCAATAAGTGCGGGCATGTGGTACACGCCGACCCTAAGTCCAATACCAACAACGAGATAGGGCAAGGGACTACGAATGAAGACCATCAGACCAGTGTTTAAGTGCCACGGTGGAAAATTTTACTTGGCACAATGGATAATTTCGCATTTTCCTGAGAAGTACACAGAGATGACGTACTTAGAACCCTTTTGCGGGGGTGCGAATGTTCTTTTGAATAAAGAAAAATCTACTATCGAGATAATAAACGATCTTGATCCAAACGTCATTCAAATCTATCAGGCTTTACGAGATGAGCCGAGAGAGTTGATTCGGCGTCTGAGTCTCTGCAAATATTGCGAGGAAACATTCGACAGGGCCAGCAAGAAAACTCAATACGACGATTATCTGGATCAGGCGGTCAACGAATTTATCGTTCGACGCATGAGCCGTGGCGGGTTGAAAAAAGCATTTGCTTGGAGTAATCGTTTACGAGGCGGTCAACCTGGAGATGTCAACGCATGGATGACAGCCGTAAAAGGCTTGCCGGATTTAGCCGACCGAATCAAGGAAGTCTATGTCTTCAATAAGCCAGCCCTTGCAGTCATGAAGGCATTTAACTCACCAAATACTTTCGTATATTGTGATCCACCGTATTTGCACGAGACACGAGTATCCAAGACCGTATATGCGTCAGAAATGACCACCGACGATCATATTGAATTGGCTCATGCGTTGAACGCATTTCAGGGCAAAGCCATGATTAGCGGATATGCCTCTCCCCTGTATAATCGACTGTACAAAGAATGGAATGTCGAAAAGAAAAAGATTGCGAATCATTCGTCGCAACAGAAGACCAAAGAGAAAAAGGTCGAAGTGATTTGGAAAAATTACTGATCGGCGGCTAACTAGATCAGAATCAAAAACCTGACTTGACTTCGAGTTAACTTCGAGTTAATTTCAGTTTAAGATTCTGATGTCGCAGTTGTGGAGCGACGGGAGTGTTTCCCAAATCCACTGAAGTTAGAAGTTAGATAGAAGAAGGTGAACAATGTCGTACAACGACCGTATCGAGGCTGCGCTCGCAGCAATCAAGCAACACAACGAAGCCGTAGGTGGCGAAGGAAAGACGGGGTATATCAACCCCGACGACTTCATCCAATGCGTAAAGGCTTCTGGCGGGACCAGTGAGGAACGACTCTCTGCTCTGTCCCATGAGGATTTACTGGCTTGTATGCCATCATCCCCAAACGGGGTCAAACCCCGTGTTCTGGCGAAAGAAGTCGCCGACATCTTCCGCAGCAAATCTGCTGCTTCCAAGACCGACGATAAGCGTCCCGTTTCCGGCAAAAAGGCCGAGAAGATGACGCCCCGTGAATTGGTGGAAGCATTCGATCCCGAAGACTACAGCAATCCGGTTGGGGTTCGTCTTGCCACAATTTCCAAGGGCGAGAAGTTCATCGTTTATTCCGATGGACGGATCGTGGACGTGGACACCACGTTCAAACTGCTCTCGGAAATCAAGGGCGGCTACCCTGGTCGTGATGATGTGGATGTAAACGGGGCCATTAAGAAGACGTACCGAATCGGCGAACTGCCTGAGAACTACGCTGACGAGAATCCTTTGTATCGAGATCGTCCGTTGCGTCCTGATGGAACGTGCGATCAGACTGGTAGAAGCTGGGAAGGCGTTGATCTTTCTGTCCGTCAACTCATCCGTGTTGCAATGGATGAAGGCGAACTGCGAGTCACGCATGAAATCGCCCATGACACTCTCGACGCCGTGATGGAAGCTGGCGCTCTGAAGAAACTCCGTTCTCGCTACCGCAAGGCGGCAATCAAGTTCGATGAACTTGCCAAAACCGGCGATCTTCCGACGTTAAAGATTCCTCTCGACGGAGGCAGCAAAAGCACCAGCCCTTTTTCAGGGGGTAAGCAAGTAGTTTGGGGCCAAAGCCCTGCTCTGCCAAATGCTTACATCAGCAGCCAGTCGCCTCGTAACTTCCGAGCCGGTGGTGGAACATAACATCGCTCACAAGTAAGCAAACGCAAAATATATCCTGCTCATTCGTATGTGGGCAGGATATTTTCTCTCAGAAAACATCTCAAATAAGGTGCATCATAATGGCGAAGAAGAAAGAAGTAGCAGTCGTCGCAAAGCCAAAGACGTATGTTGCCATCATTCTGGACAAGTCCGGCTCAATGGCTGCGACCAAGGCCGGAGCAATCAGCGGCTTCAACGAACAAGTTCAACAATTGAAGGAAGACTCCAAGACGCAGGAAATTTACTGCTCGTTGGTAACTTTCAACGGCGAAGTGTTCGAGCATCTGTGGAATGTCCCGGCAGAAAAACTGTCGGAAGCAAATGTCGAAGAATTCCAACCGCTTGGCAACACTGCCATGCGAGACGCAGTTGGTTATACAGTTCAGAAGTTGCTGACAACGACCGATCATGAAGACCCCAATACAGCCTACTTGATCGTGACCATCTCTGATGGTCAAACCAATCAAGACCGTCATTACAGTTGGGATGCTCTGAAGGAATTGACCCAAGGTTGTGAAGCCACTAAAAAGTGGACGTTCACCTATATGGGTTGCTCCAAGGAATATATGGAACAACTGTCACACAATGTTGGGACCAGTGCTGCTAATATGGCATCATGGTCTAACAAGACCTCAGCCGATGCGGGCAAGGGGTTCTCCAATATGCGTAGTCGTCAAGCGAAATACTTCGTCGAACGAGCTATGGGACAAACTGCTGCGGCGAACTACGCCTCGGACAGCTTGAGCGTTGCCGACTTCACTGAAGATGTTGTAGAAGCGGCACCGGCTCCTGTGCTGGTAGATGTGGCAGCTTTGCCGAAAGTTGACTTCGCCAGCGTCTTGAGTCGTCAGCCGAAGTATGAAGTTAAGGCGTCTCCAACGTGGAATGGTGGACCTTTGTTTGCCAACTCCATGAAGGTTGCCTGGACTGGCGAGGCTGGTGCGGATTTTACAGGCAATCGTGGTGCAGCCGCAGTCTCGATGGCAGCAGCCATGCCCGTCCAGAACATGGTTCAACGTGGCATAAAGAAGAAGTAATCCCACTTCTCCCCTGAGCGGTTCCGAAATAATCGGAACCGCTCAGGGGAGTCCGAGTTTGGTGGCAAAATCACCTAAACCCATATGTTATATGACTTTGGGTCAAATCTTATCCCACATATGTCAGATGCAATGGGAGAAGTTGCTTGGGCCTGTTTTGAAAAATAATGACCTTCGACTGAAGCTCCCACTTCTTCCTGAGCGGAACCGATTTATTTCGGGTCCGCTTTTTTGTTGCGCCAACCATAAATACCCGCATGAGTTTATCAGGTTTCAAAGAATGGCTATCTAAGACTGCGCCAGAAGGCGGGGGCGAAATATGGGACAACCGTTCCAATGCCGATCTCGATTTCGGGAGAACTGGAGCTAAATCCAGAAATGTCTCTCAAAACAAGTCAGGTCAAGTGGAGATAGACCCTGAAAAGCTATTCTTTGGAATATCGAAAAAGCGTAACCCTAAACTAGATACAGAGAAGAATTCCAATACTGGAGGAAGTGATGAAAACAATTACATTTAGAGTAAATCTTGAAACAGTAAACCGTCAAGGTTTCTTGCAGCCAAGCCGCACGACGCTGGAAGGCAATGAGACTGTTTCTGAAGCTGACAACATGCGTGCTACTCGCACCATTTACATCCCTGGCTTGTTACACACTAATACACAAGGCATCGGCCCAAAGGGATACTTGCGACACGGCGACACGTTTGCCGCCACTGATTCGCAGGCTATGTATTTGAAGAAGACGTATGTGTTGGGTAATGCCGACGACGTTCTTCAAATCGTATCAGAAGACTAATTTACATGGCTTTGTCATTCAATAGGGTGGGAAATGAGTTCGTTTCAACGATTGTGGGAAAATATCCAAGATCAGAAAGAAAAGACGCCCCAAGATGATAGGGCCATGTCTGCTATACGCACTGGCATAGGCGTTCGTGATGAATTTTGGGATGACTTCCTATTGGTCATTAACAACTCAGAAGGTCTTTCAGAATTGCTTGATATTCCAACCACAAAGATTTCTGGTTGGCATGACAAGGTAAAGCATGTTCTCGATAAGGTCAGGCAATCCGATGCTTCTCCTGACCCTAAAGATAATGGCAAGTTGCTCAAGACCGGGCAATCTGACGAGCCTGACCCACATACCATTGTCATGAATCCGGTGCAATAATGAAATCACTTAAAGATTGGCGAATTAGAGAGAACACTCAAAATGCTGAGTGGGATCACATCAAGTCAATGAAGTTCCCTACAAACCCTGACATGAAGGCGTTTATTGCACCCAGGGTTGGGAAACTTCAAGAAGCAATAGTGCTTCGATTAAGTGAAGGAAATCCAAAAATCAAATCCTTCAGAGATGTTCCACCTGAAGTACGAGATCAGTTTGCCCAAGCAATCGTGTCCTCGACGCTGGAAGCGTTCTTTGGTGGCATGGACCCACAAGCGGCTCAGACGGGCCACGGACAACCGCCCATGACTCCACAGCAGCAACAACCACCACAGATGTTGCCTCAAGATGAACCACAAACTCCAGCCGCATCGAGGGGATAATGAAAAGTTTTCATGATTTTGTTTGCCTAAAAGAAGAAGACGGGATGCCTCCTGCTCAAAACCAGATGAACCCGGCTGCTAATCAAATGCCACCTACAGGTCCAAGTCCAGAGGGACAAAATCCTGGTCAGGAAACAGATCGTGACCCACCGCCAGAAGCAGCAGAGGAAATGGAAGGCATCACAAACGACATTCAACGTCAAGTTCATCGTCTTTTCCAGGTGTTAGATCGACACAATCTGAATAAGAACAAAACAGCCACTCTATTGACTGCAATCATCCAACAAGTTGCTGGAGGGGGCAAGCTCAGCGCCACAGGTGCAAATCAAACAACTCGCAATGCGATGACTACCAATGGCAGTGGAATGACTCCTCCTATGCAGCCAATGGCAAACGGTTAAACAAGGAATTATGAATGAACGAGAGAAAACATATCGTAAGGCAGAACACCACAAGAAAAACCCAACACGATAAATTGAAAGAAGCATTGGCAAAGAAGCCAACCGCATCGCATTTGAATAGTCAAGGCATTTCGCCATTGCAAATGCAGCAACTTTCTGGAATCCCGCCAGAAAAAGAAAAGTTACTCAAAGAACGACTTGTAAAGAATGCTAAGAATCGTAAGAGATTTAGCAATCGCCCTCTCACCATTGTCCTGTCCGATCAAGTAGCAGGCAACAGCTACATGGAATCATTGAGTGCGACAGATGGTCACTCCAATGAATGGCCAACACCTGCATGGTTCCGAACAAGAGAGCCTGTAGATGTTTCCGTGATTATTCCATTGTATAAAAGCGATAGTGTCATTCAGGATTTGATCCGCACATGGCCCATTGAAAATGGAAAATACAGCGTTGAAATCATTTTCGTTGACGATCAATGTCCAAAGAAATCCAAAGACGTAGTATTGCAAGCATGGACGCTTCGCAAAGCTGAACTCAAGGGTCCAGTCGGCAAGATCATTTTCAACTCGACCAACAAAGGCTACGGACAAGCCTGTAATGCAGGGGCCGCTGCTGCGTCAGGCAAGTATTTGATATTCTTGAATGCCGATACAAAAGTGACTTCAGGTTGGGTTGATCCGATGATCGAGCTATTTGACGATCCTAAAACTGGATTGGTCGGGAACATGCACCTTAAAGAAGGTGGCGAACACAACGGAACGATTGACAGTGCAGGCTCCGAGTGGAAATGGAACGATATGTCGTTTGTCCACATTGGACGCCACTGCTATCGAAAACAAGGAATCTCAGGTCCATACAAACCAGAAAATGCACCAAGAGACTTGTTGGAAGTCGGCGAGCGTGAAATGGTAACTGGCTGTTGTTTTACAATGAAGGCTTCATTGTTTGAATACATTGGCGGGTTTAATCCAAACTATAGAATTGGATATTGGGAAGATTCAGAAATCTGTCTCAACGTAAGAGAACTTGGCTACAAAGTCATGTTCCAGCCAAAATCTGTAATCTACCACAAGCTAGGCCATACAGCCTCCGGTGGTCACAGATACTTTGGCCACAATAAACTTTACTTCATGAATAAATGGGTCAAGTCTCACCGACTTGATGATCTATTGTTGACAGAAGCAAGATCAAAAAACGAAAACCCTGTAACTCGCATCCTTGTTCGTCGCAGCAATGCACATGGAGATGCCCTAGTCGCAGCCGGTGTGTGCGCAGGTCTTAAAAAGAAGCATCCTAACGCACACATTATGTTCTGCACACTATTCCCTGAAGTCATCTGTCAGAATCCTTACATTGATGAATTCATTGATGTGCGTCAAATTCATCAGACTCCATTCGACGTGTTTTACAACTTGGACTTCTGTTATGAATGGCGTCCAAGAATTAACATTCTCACTGCCTATGCTGAGGCTGTTGGTGTCAAAAAAGAAGATTGCAAAGTTTGCATGGTGCCACAACCTATTCTTGGCTTCAAGCTACCAGATAACTTTGTTGTTGTTCACGCTGGTCGCACGGATTGGGCTGGAAGAGATTGGCCACATGAAAACTTCGTTGAACTATCCGAAAGGCTAATGGCTGCTGGCGAAAACGTCGTAGCGGTAGGGAAGTATTCAGAGGGGCCAATTCCTTGCACTCTTGATTTGAAGTCAAAGACTTCCATTGCAGAAATGGCCTATGTAATGAGCAAAGCAAAAGCGTTTGTTGGAATTGATTCTTTGCCTATGCACGTTGCCCAAGCCTTTGATGTGCCTGGAGTGTCCTTCTTTGGATGCGTGTGGCCGGAATCAAGAATCTATAGCAACAAGATGCGTGGAATCAACGCCCAAGACTTGCCATGCTTAGGATGTCACCATCGCAAGCCAGCACCATCCACTGTAACCAAGACCTGCGAAACAAGCACGCTGGATTGCATCAAAAAAGTGTCAGTAGACGATATGTGGCACAAAGTGCAAGACTTACTTGAGGAAGTGAATAATGGACGTATTAGCCTCTTGGGATGATGGATCAACTGCTGATCTTAAAATGGCAGAGCTTATGGCACGTTACAATGTGCCGACCATCTTCTATTGGCCGTCCATGTTGGGAAAAGCCAAAAATATGGCCATGACTAGCTCGTGGTTGACTGAGCAAAATTGCAAAGAAATTGCCAGCAGATTTGAGATTGGATCACATTCCGCAAGCCATCAACCGATGAGCAAGATGACCATCCCACAATTAGGAATGGAAATCACAGATTCTCGTAAGCATTGGCAGGACTTGACAGGACAGAAAGTTGAATCTTTTGCTTATCCAAAAAGCAGCATGAACAGCTTGACTAAAGCTCTCATTCGGGGAGCAGGATACAAATCTGCTCGCACCAGCGTACCGGGTCATTTGCGACCCGGT